CTCCAGAACCTGACATAGTTTCATTAGCAGCTATAGTAGTAGATACCTCACTAGATCCCGCATTGTATATTCTCTCACCTCTAGCTGCTACTACTTTGTTTGCAAAGTTAGCAACACCTATTATTTTCTCAGAAGATGAAGAGGTCTGTGGAACTATAGCGTTAACAAACTTACGGTAGCCGTTTATTCTCCTGTAGCCACCCTCAACGTCAGGCTCAAAGTTTTCTAAAACTAAAGCCTCGCCGGGTTGCATCAAAAAGCTAGAGCGATTTAGAACTAAGCCACCCTCACAATTAAAAGCGGATGGTTGTATTTGAGAACTATCTGGCATTACATCATAGACCCAGCACTAGAACCTGTTGTTCGGTGTATAACTGTAGATCTTACATACTCAAATTTGTTGATAAGTAAGCTCTGCATATTCTTAATGCCCTGCTCAAATCTGTCATAGTTTATTTGATACTGGTTCATCTCACCCCTATACTGATACACAAAAGCAGTAGCACCGTCTGTAATAACAGGTTTAAACCTATCTGGTATAGTAGTAGTGTCTCCATGAGCGACAAGATCAGAAGGAAACGTAAAGTAATCAAAAAATAAAACATACTCTTTGTCAGGAAAGGGAAAAAGTAAATAGTTATTATCTAGTGTTCTAACAATAAACTGAGGCATTGACCCATTATCAAACTGAGTTACCGTTACTCCGCTACTGTATGCAGCAGCAGTAGTACTATTAGCACCTCTAGTACAGCCTGTAAGAGTATTTCCAGATACTGCAGTGTATTTAATCTGTTCACTACCAACAAAAATAGTTCCTTCAGCGGCAAAGCCTGTAGATGAAGAAAGCGTTATTGTGGTTACAGAGTCAGTGTGCGTACCATTTAATGTTGAAGAAACAACTTCATCTTCTTGGTTTGCATACTCTTTGCCAATGTATTCATTGTAATCAAGCTTTGATAAATTAACTCCTGAAGAGCCAAGGGTTGTACTTTTTTTTATTCTAGCTGTATTGTAGTCTATATGCTTAGCATCAGAAGGCAAACTGTAGCGAACTACACCGGGAACTAATGTTGAAGAGTTAGTAGCGTGATTGAATGGGTATGCAAATTCTTTTTGATTGATATGTCGTATAGCTTCATTTACAGCATTTCGACATTGTATCTGTACACCTCTAGCATCTGTAAAGCTAGAAGAAGTAAGTAACACTTCATTCATACGAGTAATAACTTCATTTGTTAATGAAAGAAATGTGAGCGCCATTGTAACCCCTTAAAATGCAGCAATGGGGCCAGCGTTATGCCAGCCCCAAAGTTTAGTGTAGTGTTACAGCAAGTCACGCTGGGCTGAAGCAGCCTCAGTCATTGCGGCTGAAACATCTGCAACTACTGCATAGACACGCAAGCGTCCAGTAGCAGCAGCAGCACCAGCGATAACAACATCAATGGTATCTGCAGCACCAACAACAGCAAGTGCTTCAGCAGCAAAAGTAGATGCAGCACCAGTGTTTACGATATTAGCTTCGCCATTACTACCTTTTACAAGGTATGTACCAGCAGCAGCGTCAAGTGCAGCACCGTCAATGATGTCATCTCCACCACCGAAGTCAACATTACAAGTACAACTTGCAGTGAAGGACTTCATGATCTCTGCGCCAGCAGCAACAATTACTGATTCAGCAGGGATTTCAAGTAGTTGGAAAATGTCACCATTAGCAATGGTAGCACCAGCAGCAATCATAGCATCAATATCTAAGATTGCTTCAACGGTTCGTACAGTGTTACCAACATTAGTTGGAACAGCAAGAACGTTTGCTCCAACACCAGCAGTAACACTGGAAGTCATGTCAAAAGTAGCCATAGTTTATATCTCCTCTATGCTGCGTTATAACGAGCAGTGACGATTGCTTCAGGGCGAAGAATCTTCCTACCGTATAAGTGCATACCACGAACAATGTCAGCAAAGCTGTCAGGGTCACGATATGTTTCAGTTTTGTTGATCTGCTCAGCAGTTGCTACAGAAGAATCATGACCAGCTACGATAACACCGAAGTTAGTCAACTGATTGGCTGTACCTGATGTACCCGGTCCAGTTCCTAGCGCAGGAAGATTGGATGAGGAGTATACCCGGAACCCGTGGAAGTTAGCTACGGTCAAACCGTTACGCAAACCACCTGATTCACCGAAATCGGCATTCATGAAGCGTGAATCTTCATCAGCTAAGATTTCCATGAATACTGGATCGACCACTAACCAGCGACCTTGTGAGTCAACCTGTTGTTGGTCAAGTACACGCTTCATACGAGCAATAATCATTGCAGGTGAAACGGTAGCAGTTGGTAGGGATGTAGCACCCGGCATACGTGCAGTCACAGGAATTGAGTGAGTGCCAGCAGACGTAGTAGAAATATTCCCAAAGTCACCTTTGTGAAGCTGCATGGATGCAAGCAATTCATTCGCACCTGCAGTAGTAACAGCCTTAGAGCCATTTACTGCAGTGTTTAAAGCATCAGCTTTACTGTGCAAAGAACTTTGAGCATAACCAGACATGTAGCCAAGAACTTCTTGGTCATGTTGATCAGCAAGACGATAAGCAGCACGATCTGTTGCGAGTTGCATAAAATTAATATGCGAATGCGCCTCCTCAATATCATCCATCTTAAAAGCAAAATAGTTAGCTTTATCAATGGTTAAGGAGAAATCGGCGTCCTCTAAATCTTGTGCTGTGACATTTGTGCCACGTGCATAAGAATTTACAGAAATCTCAGGTTCTTTGATAATTTTAACCGTATCGCCTTGTGCAGAAATCTCACCGAAATAGTCAGAGTTCGTTACTGCGCCTACGACACTAGACTTGCGAAATGCAAGTTGTACTTTTTTAGAATAGATTACTGGGCTGAAATTACCATTGGGTAAATTGCCATAACCTGTTGCGGTTGTAAAAGCCATGAGTATGTCCTCCATTAAATGTTTTTGGCTTAGGTTTAATTAAGCTAAAACAGTAGTTCAAGAGGCTGTACTTTCTAGGGTAGCGTTACAATAACGGGCCTGTATTTGTTCAGGTAGGTCTTAACTAAAATGTTTTGCTTAGTTTTGCTAATGATAAAAGGTAGCTACTTGAAGTAGGGCTTTATCTTTAGTAGTAGTAACACCCATAGTTATACTTGAAAAACTATGAGTGTCAAGTGTTTATTTCAAATTATTTACCTTGCACCCCCAGAAAGATCATAAAGAAACTTTCCATTGCGCTGGGATTCCATAATAGCATCCATATTTACTTCAAAGTCCTTGTCAGACATCTGTTTAACTTGAGACTCACTAAAAGCCCCATCAGTAGATACAGTCTCAGGTTTAGTAGCACGTTTGTTAACTACCGCTTTAGCTGCCTCTTTGCTTGCTTTCTTACGTGACTTATTGTCCATGCCTTTGTCTGACTTATAAAGATCAATAACACGTATTACAGAGCGTGGGTCATCTTGATTTTCGTACAAAGCATCCTGTACCCACTTAGGCTGTTCTCCTGCCCAATCATGAAACTCATCGCTCTCTTTAAGGTCATCAAAGTCTGTATGAGAGTTACGTATAGAATCCATTGATTTAGCCCTGTCAACCTCTGCAGACATCTCATCAATTTGCTTTAGACGATCTTCTGCATAGCTAAACTTTTCTTGAGCTTTTTTCTCTGCAATAGTTTCTACAATAGCAGCAACGTCAGGGTACTGTTCTGCCCAAGCTTCAATGTCTTGATCGGACTTAGGTGGACGTACAATACCTTGCTCTTTAGAGTTCTCTAACTGCGTCTTAATAGTCTTAAGCTCTTCAGCTTGTCGTTGTTGCATCAGGCGTAGGTCATCGTAACGCTTCTTATAGGTACGCTCCTCACCTGTAGTAGGCTCTTTCTCTGTGCTTTCTTTAGCTTCAACAACTTCAGACTGATCTTCTTCTTTATTGTCTTTAGAGTCAAGCTCTTCTAGCTCTGCTTCTGCTTCAGCAATACGCCTCTCATTAGCATTATTATATTTTGAGTCAACAAAACCTGCTACTTTAGGCTTTTCTACAATTGTTAGTTCTGGCATTTTTATTTCCTTTGTTACAGCCTACTAGCTAGGCCACTTTTTCGCTGTTTAGTTTTCTTATCAGTTACGTAGCCACCCTTCTTGTAGCTTTTTTTAGGTTTTGTAAATAGCCCCCCTTTATTACCGTAGCTATAGTCATAATCTGCCCCTGCAAACTCTCCACTATCTATCTCACTTGAATCATACTCCTCTTGAAAAGCATCTGCAGCGGCCTGTGCCTCTGCCTCTCTTTTTGCTCTATTTTCATCTGACTTGTCTTCTTTAGCTTGAGCAGCATTTGTAGCAGCAGTTGATGCCTGACTTCTAGCTATTCTTCCAGCTTCAGCAGATGCAAAACTACCAAGGGAAGATGAACTAGAAGATGAACTAGAAGATGGACTAGAAGACGGACTGTCTCTTTCTTCTTCAGTCTTCCAACGTTTACCCCAAGTGTTGGAGTTTGGATTTTTGACTGCAACCCAATCCTCTCCAAAGTCAGGGGCATTTTTAGGGTTCATACCTGCGTCTAAAGCCTCTTGATACATATTTCTGCTCATACCTGCAGGATTCATAACAGCGCTTGCAAACGAGTCAGAATCTTTTGTGTTATCATTAACATCAAAGTCTTTAATGAGATCGTTATTGTCATCTTTTAAATAAGTTGTTTTGCCAAGGAAGTTTTTAGTAAAGGCATAGCCGCCTTTATCTTTGTATACGGTAGCATTTCCAGCGTAAAAGTTTTTATTTTCTTCAGAGTAGCGATTGGGAAATATATCACTGGCTTTAATTACAAAGTTATTTTTATCTACTACCACGCCTATTACATTATTAGGGTCTTTTTCTCCTGCATCATTTTGACCGCTTATTTTACCAACGCCTACTCCATTTTTACCTGAACCTGTGTACTCCTCTGTGCCACCAATTCCTGTCCTGTCTACGTAAGCACCGTATGTTTCTCCTGTCCCAGAGAATAGAGACCAAAACGATTCTTGTATAAAGTTACCTGCACCTCTAGTGTTTTTATATATAGGATTGCCAACTGCGTCAAACTGTTGCTCTTCTTGATTAAATGCCAGAGCATTCTTAGTATCTACTTTAGCTCCATCTAATCTTATTGCAGAATCATCTTCATATATTACATCTCCTTTACTATCTGTTTTGGGGATAAACTCTTCCGCTCCTCTTTTTCCACCAGCATAATTAGGGTTTTTAATCATAACAGGACTACGAGTTAAAGTACCTTTGGGTATGTCTAAGTCTTCAAACTGGCCTGTACCATCTTCAACACCCTCTACTGCGTCCAGTGAGTAATCTATTCTGTCTAGTCCCGATACTAAACCTTTAAACTCACCTACTGGTATATTAAAAAGCCTACTCAAAGGACCACGTGTGTCAATTGGATTACCATTTGAATTTTTACCATCCAAAACATTTTTAATAGAGGCTGATCTACCGTCTAACCCTCTCTCTTCAGTAATAACTAATCTACGTTTAAGTTCTTCATTAGCCAAAGTGTTGGTTTTATTTATACCCCACATGCTTAATAATGCTATAGGTGCTGCAGGTGACATGAGAAATCGTGTAGAAGCGTTTTGCATTTTAACATTACCAGCCATTAAGTCTGCTAATTCTTGATCTGTAGCATTTTTGTAATCAAAAGGTTTTGGTTTTGGAGCGTTCGCTGCCCTCTCTGCGTCCCGTTTATCTTGTCTATCTTGATCACTACTTGCATTACTAGCAGCATTACTAGCAGCAGTTTCTGCATTGACCTCTGAAACTAGTCTATAACCATCAGGAAGAGGTAAAGAAGGATTTAACCATAATGGTATCTCTACGCCATCAGGACCAATAACAAGTGTTAAAGTAATGTCTTGAGAGGCTCCCGAAAGCCAACTTGAATCTAGTTTGCTTTTATACTCATAAGGATTATAACCTAATTCAATGCCACCTTCACTATAAGCAGACATGAAGCCACCTTCATTAGCTTTTATAGTATTTTTTTTTATCTCCTCTGTAGGATTAGAGTCTTGCATTTTAGAAGGTTGTAGATTTGCTGTAGTAGTGCTTTTAGCAGTACCAATTTTATCTGCTACCATTTTCATAATTTTAGGGTTCTGTATTGCTTTGTCAATAAGTAAATCAATTTGTGTAGGCTCAGCACCTACATTTAAACCACCTTCTGCAAAGCCTATAGATATACCTCTTTCATTCATACGATTATTAATAGTTTTATCGTTAGATACCGTATAAACAATTTTATCTATAAGACCTCCGTCTGCTACACCTGTAGAAAACATCTGCTCTAGCTTATCTACATCTGTCCCATTAAGTGCCATGTCTTCTTGTACACCTGCAGGACCGTCCATAGGAACAGGTTCACCACCTATTCTACCATCCTCATTCATCTTTTGCAAGCCCATTTTTGCTTCAGCACGTAAATCTTCAAATAACTTTACGCCAAAGAAACGAACTACATCAGCAGGTACAACATACTCACCTTCACTTAGTTTAGCGTCAATGTCATCACGTACTTCTACTGGTAGTGATCCCGGTGGTACATCATTGCCTGATATAGGGTCTACCGTTTCAGCCATACCTTGTGTATCACCGCCTAGTGCAAAAGCCATTTGAGTTTGATTGTTCATACTGGTAAGCCCTCCTTGGGCGTAGGTGGTATCTGTAGAAGGGGAGAAACCGCCTGTCAGATCAGGCCGTGTATCAAAGTTTTTAAAAATAATATCTGCATCTTTTTGCTCTTGGGTAATCTGCCAAGCATCACCTCCATACGTAATTCTTCGTATACCTAAAACATGCGAACTAGGATAACTTTTAGCATTAACACTTACGGTATTATCTGGATCATAACGGTTGGTGTTAACATAATTACCTCTAGGTGCTTGATTTCCACCTAAAACGTTTACAATTCCAGCGTCTTGATTAACTGGGAATCCTCCTGCAAAATTAGGTGCTTGTTCTAGCCTGTTTCCAGCAAAAAAACCTACATGATCAACTCTTCCATCATATTCCGGCTCGCCTGTTTCTTTGTTTGGCTTTGGTATATCAAGTAGAACTAAGTCACCTTCTTGGGCATCTCCAAAACTTGTTGAACTGTCATTTCTATTAAAAATAGGTGTACCGTAATTTTGATATGCGTTAGCCCTAAGCCTGTTGTACTTACCATCTTTCCCTTTTCCTAAAGTATCAGCCCCTAGTTGAGTAAGTATGTGATTTACAAAAGCTGCACACCAAGCTGTTCCCATATTAGAAGCATCTTGCTTATGATTTGGACCTAAAGCCTGAGTATAAAAGTTATTAATAATGTCTAAATTTTCTTGCTGCGTAAGCCCTGAGATAATCTTCCTTGGGCCTTCCTCAAATCTTTCTCTAAGTATATAACCTAGTTCAGCGGCTTTATCATTAGGAGTAGTAGGGTTTGCTCCATCAAAGTCTGTTTCTATGTCTGTTACTATTTTGGTAATATCATCTGGCAATTCTATGTTATTCTCAATGTCTTCTGTAGTGTTTTCCATAAAAGAAATAGTAGGAACTTCTATTGTAGGATCAGTGTTCATTCTGTAGTCATTAGAGAAACTATTTTCTCCTAAAGATCTATCAAAATTCATTTCAGGAGGAGGGAAGGCAGACTCCATTTGATCATCAGTTGGAACTACAGAAGATTTTATTGAGGGATCTTCTTCAGTCGTTTCTTGACCTAGAAAAGCTAAATCATTATTAATACCCAATGTATTGCGAGTTTTAGGGCGAAGAGATTGTAAAGGTGCGCGATCATGTTCAGGCATTAGCATTAACCTCTGCTCTTAAGTTTTTTAAGGAACGCAAAGCCACAGTCTGGCCCTGTAATTTAAATAACATATTAGAGTTGTCTGACTGTTCCATATTGGTATGTACACGCTCTATGCGAAGATCTAACTCATCACAGAAAGAATCCCACAAGGGTTTATCGTTTACAAGTTTCTTTAGTTGGCTCATCGGTTTGGCCTCTGTACTAGTCCACCTAGATTAAATTTAGCTTCTCTGCGGATTTTATCAGCTAAAGAATTAGTTCCGTCTACTTCTATGTAGTCGTATAAAGTATGTGTGTTTTTTCCTAATTTTATTTCACCTATCTCATTACCTAGTGTAATGTCTCCAACTGTGGCAGGTCTTAAATTAGGTTGAGGTACTGTACCATCTTTATTACGAGATGTAATTTTATCCATTCTAACAGGTCCAACAAATTGCATGTCTAAAGAATAGTAATGTTGATGTGCTTTTTTTACAACGGCTTTAGATGCTTCTTTTTTAGCCTCTGGACCACTTATAGCTTGAACTGCTACAATAGGGTTATTTAATCTCCTATTACCCGCTAGTGAAAATAAACTTGGCTGAACTAAATTAGTCCTGTATACAGTGCCTTTTCTGCCTACATTTCTCTCATAGTTGTCTTGCATATTTTTTAAAGTTAAGTCAGGTCCATCATATGCATTTGCTCTAGCTAAAGTTTTATTATCTATACCCCCAGAAAGTTCTTTATTAGAAGTACGAGGTGTAATAAAAAGATTTTGAAAGGTCTTATTACTTACATCTTTAGGTTCTTTACCCATAACTATATAGTTACCAAACTCTAAATCTAACTCAATGTCAGCATCTTCTAACATATTTGCCATACGATCCCCCTTATAAGAGGTAGCTTTTTTTGGGTCTAACGGTCCCATTTCAACAGGTCTATTAAAAAACTTACCCGGTGCTGGCATGACACTGACAGAAGATGTAGACTCTAAAGCACGTTCTTGTCTTGCTACCAGAGGAGCTATAGTTTCCTCTCTAGGTATAACAATAGCCCCTCTTTCTTCTCCCTTTGTATTTACATCTCTTACAAATTTCTTTTGAGACCCTCTGCCAACAGCTTTTACAGGAGTAGCCACTTCTTGAAAGATACTACTTAAGAGCTTTGCTGCTATGTTACCCATACTCATTATTGTACGTTCCCTGTAAAGCCTTCTTCGCCCGGTGCAGCAGCAGCGCCAATTCCTATGTTACCGCCACCACCGCCGCCCATGTCTTGCGGTCCTGTAGGAGCTGCTCCTTGAGGGACTGATGGTCCTTGAGGTGGTCCACCCGCTTGAGGTGGTCCTCCTGCTTCTGGGGGCGTTGGTAGAGGCTGTGCGAACTGTTTAAATATCTCTGCTTGCACTGCAGCATCTTGCATTGAGTTTGTAACCTTATCAGGGTCAAGATCCATACTAACAGCAATCTCACGAATGATGTAATCCATCTTAGCAAAAGGAGCCAAGGCAGGGTTCTGTACTACCTGCAAGAACTGTGTCAGACGTTGACTACGTACTTCGTTAGCCATTAAGCTTTCAGTACCTTGTGCGCGTACCTCTAAGTCACCCTTTATAGAAGGATCAAAGTCAAACTGCATGTTAAAATTAAAGAAAGCCTTGCCTAGAGGACCAAGCATGTAGTCATCTACGTTTTTAATTACATTTCGTATAGACCCGTTAGCAGCAGACATAAGCATACTAATACCAGAAGCAGTACGTCCTACGCCTGATACACCTGTCTGACCGTGTGCAAAACTAGGAAAACCAGTAGACTCATCAGCTAGAACTCTAGCTTTATCAAAGAGTTGCATGTTTTCACCAGCTACATTAGGAAACTTAGTGCCGAAGATAGCCTGTCCGGGTGCGCCTCCTTGACGTCTAAATACTTTGCCGGGGTATAATGTTAAGTCTTGGCCCGGTACTAAGTTAGTTTCATCTATTTCAATCAATAGGTTACCCGACAATACGGCATTATCAACAGCCATACGCATAAAGCCATTCATTAGGGTCTGTGTGTCATCCATGTTCTCAGCTATACCTACGCCAAAAAATGAGTAGGGGTTTAACTCATAAGGAACTGCATAGTATGGTATAAGTGCAGGTTTAAATGGATTCATAACTAAACGGATAACTTGACTGTTGCATACCCAGATGTTTACACTTAGCTGATCAGAGTCTTTTAGTTCTTTAGGGATGTCTACATCATGCTCTTTAAGTATTTCTGTATCTACATAACCCCAAAATTCGTATATCTCATAGCGCTGGGCTTTGGACTCTTGGGCATCGTCCTCCATTGCCTGTTCCCACCACTTCTTTTCATAAGTCTCGCCCATGCCGAGAGACTTCTCAATGGCGTTATCACGAAAGAAAGGTCTGCCTTTTAATGCACGTACTTGAGAACGTGATAGTTTATGACGCTCTACAACATACTCCGCCTCATCCATGTTTGCA